GGAAATTGAGATCATTGCCGAACGGGTAGCGAAGAAGGTAGCTCCTGGTGCGGTGGCTGCGGATATTCACAGGGGGCCTAACGGCACTGTGTCTACAGCTATGCGGAGCAACTTTGGCGTTCAGCAGGTGCGGTGATGGATAAGCTAATACTCTTACCAGATGCTGAGGGTTACCAGTCCGGTGAGCCTAGCGACACCATTCGAATCGCTCTGGAAGGTGGTGCTGGACGCTACCGTGAGGACAAAGTCGGTGGCACCAAAATGGTTGGTGTGGCTTGGACCATGAACCCTTCAGCGTACCAATACTGGAGGGCTTTTTACGCTACGCACAAGACAGTGCCGTTCTTGTGCGACTTGGTGAGCGAAGACGGGCTCGGGCCAACAGAGCACGTGTGCCGGTTCGTGCCGGACAGCGTCTCCTTGCCGCGGCAACAAGGCTTTACTTACGTGCAACAAGCACAACTTGAAGTTGAGCCTTTGGTCCACAACCCCGAGCAAGACGCTAGCATTATTGCAGTGTTTGTTGCTTCTGATGGCAACCCGGACCTGTGGCTCAACTTGCTAGAAAAGCTGGTCAACGTCGACGCGCCTGAGGCTCTTCATGGTTAGTACCGCGCTGAGCTATTTCTTAACCAGTAAACCATCCGTGGTTTACTTGGATACCATAGAAGTGAGCCACCCATCCTTTTCGCAAGTGTACCGCAAGGTGCGTAACTGGCAGACCAATGGTGGTGTTAACGTCACCTTGGAAAACGGTGAAGTGGCCCGCTTTGATTGGTACCCCATGGAAATTACGGAGCTTGGTGACCAAGCTAACTTGGACACGGGTATCCGTATCGATTTTGGCGACTTGGGTGAAGTACTGCCCAAGGAGCTGGACCGGTTGTATGATACAGACACCACGCATATCAAACCAGTCGTTCTGTACCGGGCTTACCGTTCAGATGATTTATCTGCGCCTATGGTCGGCCCCCTGCGGTTGGAGGTAAACAGTTTTAGCTTTGTCAAGACTGGCGCATCGTTTGAAGCCTCTGCGCCCTACTTGAATAAGACTAAAACCGGCGAGACCTATAACCTTACACGGTTCCCTTCGCTCCGGGGTTACCTCAAGTGAGCTTAATGGAAAAACAGCTTAGTCCTGATTACAACTGTGCCCATTTTCTAGCCGATGCTTGGCAGGCTGAAACCGGCGATGACCACATGCGAGGGGCACTGGACAGCTTCCTTGCGCCGCCGGCTCGCCGTACTGCCTCCCATGTGGTGCGGCGTAGCCTGGTGCCCGTGGACAAGCCTGTGTCGCCTTGCGTTGTCCTGTTTAGGCGCGGTACTGCCACCCCGCATGTGGGGCTTTACGTGCGGGGCGCTGTGCTGCACTTAACAGACCATGGCCCGGTGCGGCAACTCTTGGCCGTTGCTAAGCTCGGCTACACGTCTGTGAGGTTTTATGCTCCTCGTTCGCCTGATCACTGACCCGCTCGACTTGCAGTCGTATGAGGAGGTGCAGTTAGTCACGTGCGGTCTGCTGGACTTTCTGCACGAACGCTTTCCGTCGTGGCCCGAGACTGGCCGCTTGTACCGTGAACAGGTGTCGGTGCAAACCGATTGCACTCCCTCCAGCGAAGAACAAGTGCGTGAGTTGGCGGACACGACCAACGGTACGTTTTACGTAGTGGTCTACCCCGGCGATCCCACTACCGCCATCATTACCGCGGTAGTCACTTTGGCATTGGCGGCGCTCAGCCTACTGTTTTTGATCCCGCGCATTCCGAAGCCCGACAATAACCAGTCATCGAACAACACGCTAGGCCAGCGGGCGAACAAGCCGCGCCCCAATGGCCGCATCCCCGACATCTTTGGGGAGGTAGTGTCCATCCCGGAGTTGCTGGCAGTACCACTCACGGTCTTTGATAACAACCGTGAGCTGGAAATTTGCTACATGTGCGTCGGCCGGGGTTCCTACAACATTAGCTCGGTTAAGGACGGTGACACACCTCTGGGCTTGATAGCAGGCTCAGGCGCGCAATTCTATGCGCCGTTCACCAGCCCGAACAACGGCTTGCCGTTCCTGACGATAGGAACCGCCGTGGGGCAGCCGCTACGCGATGTGGTTAGGTCAAACGACGTCAACGGGCAGATTCTGAGATCGCGCAATGCCAACAGTGTCAACGGTGACAAGAACATCCGGTTTGTGTCACCGGACTTGATCCAAACCAACGATGACGACGTTGATTTCACTCGCTACTTCGTTGCCGGGGATCTGCTTACTGTGGCAGCGTCATCGTCTGACGATGCTGGCACCACAACCATACAGCAAGTCGCCAGGTTTACCCATGCGGGCGAAGTGGAGTTTGAGTCCTTCAACCCCACGGGCATTTTCTACGCCGGCCAGTACGTGACCATATCTAATGCTGCTTACGCGGAGGGAGATGGGTTAGGCGGTGTGGTGTTCGTGGACCTCAGCGGGACTTACCTGATCCAAGCGGTGTCTGCTTCCAAGCTAACGCTATCGGACCCGGAGGCTTTGAACCCTAGCTGGGACGATATCGACGAGCTCAGCGATAATCGGACAGGCTACCACAATAGCTCATTCTCGGTGCCGTCGGCCACGGGCGGCTACAACTTGGACGGCGCATACCGCATCCTAGCGATAACTGCCAAGCAGATCACGCTTACCAACCCTGCACAGGTGAACGCATCTTGGAATAACCTGCCTGCGGTCGGAGGCGCCACAAAGTATATATCGCCGAGCCTGTACACCACCAGTGAACGGTGGGCAGGCCCGTTCGTTATAGACGCGGACGGCTGCAACGAGATCGTCGCCAACTTTGTTGCTCTGCAAGGCATGTACAAGGTCACCAAGAAGGGCAAGCAAAAACCGAATGCGGTGACGGTCGAGCTTGAGCTAACGCCCGTCAACAGCAACGGCGCTCCCACAGGCCCCGGTGTGGTTAGCCAGATTACAATCGCTGGCGACGGGACAGACAAAGACCCCAAAGGTGTCACGTTGTATGCTCAGCCTGGCATTAGTGGCCGGTGGCAAGTGCGCGCCAGGCGGGTAACGCCAGAGGATTACGATTACGACGGCACAGTGGTGGACGAAGTAAAGTGGCGTGATTGCTACGGCTCTTCTCCAGTGACCGCGCAACATTTCGGTGATGTTACCACAGTACAGACGCGCACCTTGGCTACAGCCGGCGCGACCAGCAACAAGGAGCGCAAATTCAACTGTCGGGCTGCGCGCAAGGTATATGTGCGTAATGGCGATGGTTCGTTTGGTCCTGGTCTTGTTGCCACTAACGACGCGGCCCATATCTTTTGCCACATGGCTCTGGACCCGTACATTGGCGCAAGGCAGCTCTTCGAGCTGGACGCCGACCAGATTTTTGCGACTGTAGATGAGGTACGCAATTACTTTGGATTTGATATAGCTACGTTCAACTACACTTTCGACGACGATAACATCTCGTCTGAGGAGATGTTGCAAATAGTAGCCAAGGCCATATTCTGCACAGCTTACCGGCAGGCTTCGGTGCTGCGGTTGTTCTTTGAGCGGTTGACCAACGATAGCGTGATGTTGTTCAACCACCGGAACAAATTGCCCGCCAGTGAGCAGCGCACAGTGCGCTTGGGAATGCTTAACGATTACGATGGCATTGAGCTGGATTATGTGTCAGCCCGAGATGGTGCAAAGCTGACCTTGTACATCCCCGAGGATCGCACCGCACGTAAACCCAAAAAGCTGGATGTGCTTGGCGTAGTCGATTTCAGGGGCGACGCTGCGCACCCTTATATCCACGCAATGCGGGCCTACAATAAGATCCGTTACCAGAACACCACCACGAAGTTCTCGGCACTTTCGGAGGCAACCCAGCTTGTGCTGACTCAGCGTATTGAGGTGGCCGATAACACACGACCGGATGTGTTTGACGGCCATCTGGTAGCTGTTGAAGGACCAGTCCTGAGGCTAAGCCAACCATTCAAACCGCAACCGGGCAAGAACTACGTAATAGCGATCCAGCAAGAAACTGGCGTAGAGGTGCTAAGTATTGGCCCGGGGGCTGACGAGTACCATGCGATATTGCAAAACCCCCCGGCGGCGGCTATTGCCGTATCCCACGAGGCCGCGGCAGTAGTGACTTATCAAATCACATCGCAAGGAGGCCGTCCCTCTGCGTTCTTGGTGGCTGAAAAGGGCGACTACGATAAAAAGACCCTGATGTTACAGGCTATCAATTACGACGAGCGGTACTACCAAGACGACTTGGCATTTTACGAACAAGGGACTAGCTGATGCCCACTAACGCCGAGATCATTGAGGGCTCACAGGACCTGGCCACATTAGGCCAGATCATCAATGGGGCAGCTGATCTCAATGGCGACGGGCGAGTCACGAGCCGCCAAGGCCGCGTGTTCTATACCTTGGCGCGCATTCTCCAGCAGCTTGCCTCTACGGATATTGGCGGGGAACTGTCCGATTATCTGAAGGAAGCAAAGCTGTCGCGCGATGGCTCCCAAGCCATGACCGGCAAGCTGCGGATGGGTAATAACCCCATCGAGTCTGTGGCCAATGCCGACACGGACGACGATGCCCCCAACTACGGGCAAGTCAAGAGCTACGTTGACGGTGAAGTAAGCGACGCATCGGCGCTCGCTTTTGCCTATACGGATTCTGAGGTGGGCCAAGCTGCTGCGGCTGCCTCGGGTTACACTGACTCCAAAGTTGGTGTGCAGCGGGCTAGGCTTGACAAGATCGAGCCGGTGCTGAAGAAACTCGCCGATTATATCAAACTGGTCGGCGACGATGGCATTCCGGAGGGCGCCCAATTGGCGCTCATTGGCGGGCTGGAGCAAATCGTTCTGGCTTTGTATGCTGACGGCATCGAAATGCCCGGGTTTCGTTCCAACCGCCCTGAAAACGGCAGCACGCCTGGAGCCACCCTTACAACCAATCGCATCACGAGTGCGTTCAAGGTCCGGGACAACAAGCTGTTCCTTGGGCCGTTGGAGATTCGGGCAACGCGCCGGGGTGGTGTTGAGTTGCGTTGCGGTGGCCGCATCATGTGGCGCTGGACGAACGACAACCGCTTCGCAAGCCGCCGGTCGAACGCGGTGTTCATTCTGGAAGAGGACGGCGCCGACGGGCAGCCTCGGAGGCGCATCGACACAACGCCTTTGTTTGGCGACCACCTGTTTCTGGTAAATGGGCGACCCCTCACCCTATACCCGCAGAACCTGCTGCGATTGCGCTCCGACCAGGAGCAAGCGCTGGTATCGTTGCAAAGTCTGCCGGCTTCCGACGAAGTCGCCGCATTCTCCGACAGCCAAACCCGGGAACCGTTACGCCTTGATCCCGTTCGCATTGCGCCGGACGGCGCCACCACGCTCACCGTGCGCAAGCTCGGCGACCGGCTTAACAGGGTAATGAAGCCACTCACCGTAATGCGCTGCGCAGTTCCGTTCGCCACAGACACGCCGGTCAACATCGCCCTGTTTGGGGATAGCCTTACGCATCGGCTTGTACCGAGCCGGCTGGATACCAAGCTGCGCAGCTTCCGGATCATCCCCAGCTTCGTTGGTACGGTGCGAGGGCTAACCAAGGACAACGTCAGCAACGGTCCTCGCTGCGAGGGGCGCGAGAGCTGGTCAACGTCAGACTTCATAGGCGATTACAATCCCGCCGTGGTTTACCAAGGCGTCCTGCCAAATGGCCAGGAAGACGCCTACATCGCCTCCAACCATTACGACAATATGTCGGCCACACAGGTCTTTCTGAACCCGGACATAAACGCCGGTTCGCAGTCGCGGGTGGTGACGATCAACGGCACGCCGTACCGGATGGACTTCAATTACTGGCGGCAGCGCTTCAACCTGCTGATGCCCGATATCGTCGTTATCAACTTGGGGATGAACAATAGCTTCCGCCTAAGCGGCGCGGCGTCGATGCTGGCGGATTTGCCGATCATCCTCGCGGAAGCGCGCCGCGCGTTCCCCGACGCTTACTTGCTGCTGTGGGCCACGCCTACCGCGGGATCGCCCGACGGCGATGATCTGTGGTTAAAGCACTACCGCACCATCGCTGCTATTAATCAGGTAGTTCGTAATCGGCGTGATGTACTAAATGACTCTCGTGTGTTCTTGTGCAGCGCTTGGGCCTTTATGTCTGTTGATGTTGGCTGGCAGATGACGGCTGGCACTACTGACGATGACGGCAACACTACCACAACAATCGCCGACCCTTTGCACCCGCTTACTGCTGGTGCGCAGGGCCACGAGGCGTTGGCTCAGGCCATCGCCAACATCGTTTCACTCTCGGCTTAAAGGACAGTTCTGCGATGGGCTTTGAAACGAACACCGGTGCTGTCCCGGACAAGTGGAACCCGGATGCTCTCGGCATTGCGTTCCCTGGCGACCTTGATGTGGGCTTGGAGTTTTTCCAAGTGCTGCTCACGGGTATCAACGACGGTATGCGGAACTGGTCGGAGGGCAAGCTCAACCCGGCACGCGCCGGCTTCCCGCAGGACATGGGCAGCTACGTCCGTTTTCATGCGTCGGTCGACTTTCTCACGTCCAAGGTCATCGACCCGGGCGGCCCCTCAACCATGCTGATCGTTGCCAAAGCGGTAGGCGACCAAGACCCGGGCGGCACTCCCCAGCAGTACGACCCGGTCAAGGTTAGACAGCAGTCCTTCTACATGGGTTCAAGCACTGGCGATGGGCGTGGTCAGGGCATCTGGGTAAACACCCCGAACACCCTCTACGCAATGGCAAGCTACACCATCGGCGGCCAGGTTGTGACGCGCGCGGCGCAGATCGCGGCCCCGGTCAATAATTGGCTTTGCCTCATCGCCAAGTTCAGCAACACGCAAGTGGTGCTGAAGGACATGGTGTCCGGTGTTAAAACCGTCACCAACCTCGAAGCGGGCGCACAACGCTTCTCCAATGCCAACCCGGTGAAGGTTGGTAGCGCTGACGGGGCGGTGCGACAGGGCTATCTGGACTGTGCCATCTCTGGCCTCTTGTCACGGTTCACAACCGACGACGAAGACGCCGACCTTTATGTCCTGTGCCAGGACATCATGGCATCTGTAAACATCGGTATCTAAGGAAATTATGATGGCCACAGTAATGGGGCGTGTTCGGCAGGCGCTGGCAGCGTTGGCGGTGCTGCTGGTAGCCGGTACAGCGGTAGGCCAAGGCACGCCGGCGACTGTTGCGCAGGAATGGCCGGGCCTCACCGCCCTCCGGCCGCTTATCCGCGGCAACCAGGGCAATACCTACGGCTATTACGAGAACGCGGCGGTTGCGTGGGATATCGCCAACGAGCCGCTCGGCCGCCCGCAGGTGCTGGGGATCACGAACGACAATCAGCTTGCGGTCTACGCCGACCGCGATAGCGTCGGCCGGTACATCAGCAACACCGGGCCAGCGATCATGCAGGCGGTCCAGGCGCAGAGCTTCACCGCCACCAGCGTGACCCTTGCCTCGCCGGCCTCGACTGACATCCGAACAAGTATGCTGATCGACACCAACGACAGCCCGAAGTTCTCTGCTCGCATTACGCGCATTTCGGCGGATCGCCGCACGCTCACCGTGTCCGGCTGGTATCGAGTGGGCAACACGGCCAGCGGCCAGGTGCCGACCGGCACGCCGACGCTCTACCTTAACCCAATCACGAAGGTTTGGCCGCTCAACCTTAACGTCTCGCTCGAAGCGGACAGCTTCGCCGACCGGGGCGCGGGCATCGAGCTAGGCGTGCGCAACAACCGCGGCCCCCTTACCTATGGCACCGGCAACCCTGGCAGCGGCACCAATCTGCTGTGGGGCTATGACGTAGTCTGCTTGGGGACGTACCAGTGCGGCGTCGGCCTCCTGTCCCGCGGTAACTTCCTGCGCAGCTTCGTTTCGCGCGGCGCTGCGCAGTATGCCTACGTCGTCGAAGATTGGGCGCAGAACCCGCAATATGGGTTCGGCTCGATCGCGACTACCGGCCTGCCCTTCATCGCCCAACCCGGCGGCGTGACAACGTGGAGCATCGACACGCTTGGTGGTATGCGCCTCGGTAAGCAAAATGGCGCGCTTGAAGCGGCGATTTACTTCCACGGCTCCGGCACCACCACGGCGGACACCGAGATCCACCAGCAGACGGATGGCAATGCCTACTGGCGTGGTCATGGCCAGCCGTGGTGCCTTGGTCTGGCTGCTCTCACCGCTCTCGGTAACGACGCCTTTCGCGCATGTGCCGTTACTGGACAAGTAAACCAAATCCGAGCTATCGGTGCCGCGGCAGGAAGTCCTGTACAGATCAGTGCCATTGGTGCTGATACTGACGTCAGCATGTTGGTGAGCGCCAAAGGCGCCGGTACGGTGCAGGTCGGCAGCGCCACCAACAAGGTGGCCTTCTATGGGAGCGGCGGCACCACCAAGCCAACGATCACCGGCGTCGTTACCGCCGGCTCGCCCCTTGCTCAGCTCTTGGCTGCACTAGCGTCGCAAGGCTTGCTGACAAATAGCACGACTGCGAATTAACAGGACTGATCACTGCCACTCGTCGGCAAGCTGCTTCAGGCG